AAAGGGGAGGCGTATGCCTCCCCTTTTTATCTTGGAGACTCAGCACCATGAATGAACCGTTGAAGAATCAGGTACGTTGGCCGTCACTGGCCCGGGACCTCGCTATTTTGCAAGTCCCCGACAGTCCTACGGACATCAAGTCCATTTTGTCTGAGTATGGTCTCACGAAGCAGGAACTCGTGGACATCCTGCACAATCCATACTTTCAGCAGCTTTTTCAGGGGAGTCTGGAAGAAGTCAAAAATCAGGGCAGCAAAGCTGGGGCGAGATACAGGGCCCTGACACTTTCCCAAGCCCTTTGGGAGAAGTTGTTCCGTGATGCGCATAACGGAGACATGGAACCCCGTGATGCATTGAAACTTCTCGATATGCTGGTCAAGGTGGCGGGTCTCGCTGACGCCAAGGAGACCACACAGGTGAATACCCAGGTCAATGTGGCCGTCCCTCTCCCCTTGCCGAAAGGTGTAGCCAAGGTAGCCCATGCGCTGCCTGTGGAGTAGACCATGTTCAACTATGTTCCGTCTCCTACCGGTATGCTCCTGCATAACTGCGACAAGTATCTCAAGATGATTGTCGGGCCCTATGGGTCAGGTAAATCGTGTGCCTGTGTTGCAGATGTGCTGACGTGTGCGTGTGCCCAGAATCCTGCCCCGGATGGTGTGCGGTACGTTCGTGTCGGGGTCGTCCGTTCATCGTATCCCGAACTCATCGCCACCACGCGCAAGTCGCTGCTTGAACTGCTGCCTGCCGAATACGGTACCATCGCCAGCTCCGGTTCCCCTGTACGCGGGTTCTATTTCATCCCTCTTCCTGATGGTACCAAGGTCTCTCTCGAACTGGAGTTGTGGGCCCTCAAGACGGCTGATGATGCTCCCAAGCTGCGGTCTGCCAACTGGACGTTTGCCTGGCTCAATGAAGCCACGGGTTGCTCGCCGGAGGTGTACAACGCTGTCACGGGACGTATCGGGCGTTACCCGTCCCAGGACCTCGGTGGTATCTCGTGGGGTGGCACCATCATGGACTTCAACCAGCCCGAACCAGGCTCCTGGCTCGATGAGTATATCCGCAACCCGCAACCCAACTGGGCAGTGTTCAGGCAGCCTCCCGCTGCCTTCAAGCACGTTGATGAAGTCACTGGTGTCGTGACGTATGAGGTGAACCCGGACGCCGAGAATTTGCGTAATCTGGGTGCCAGAGAAGAAGGGGACCCGGACGATTTCACGCCCGAACAGCAAGGTATGCGGTATTACCGTAACCAGATAGATGCCTTGCTCAAGACCGGGCGCACGGACATCATCGACAACCAGTATTGTATGATGGACGTGCCTATCGTTGACGGCAAGCCGGTCTACTCGAATTTCAACATCAACATCCATGTGGCGGCGGAAGCATTGGAACCGCGACCTTTCCAGCCCATCATCATCGGTGTGGACCAGTCTGGTATCCATCCTGCTGCGGTCATCCTGCAAAACATCAACGGGACCTGGTGTGTGCTGGATGAATTATATGCTGACAACGAGGGGTTTGAAAATTTCCTGCATGGTATGCTGATACCGCTGCTGCGGGGCCGGTACAGCACGAATCCTCTGGTTGCTGCCATCGACCCGAGCAATACGCGGGATTCGTGGCAGGCCGTCACGCCCAAGCAGCGTTTCGCCGACGCGGGTATCAAGGCCGTGACGGAATTGACGAACAACCCCAGGGTCCGCATCCAGACAGTGGAGCATATGCTCAACCAGCGTGCCGGAGGGTTGCTCATCGACCCGGCCTGTAAGATGCTCATTCGAGGGTTTTCGCATGAGTATCGATACCGCAAGTTGCGGGCTTCCGGGACGATGGGCTCTGTGTACACGCCGAGCCCGGAAAAGAATGATGCGAGTCATCTGCATGATGCACTCCAGTACGCCGCCCTTCTTATCCAGCGTGGGGACAATATGGATAAGGATACCACGATGCAAAACGTAAGAGACGAACTCATACGCAGGCGCAGTTCTTTGTCCAGCGTCGTATGAGATTGACGCCCAGGCGAGTGATTTGATAGGGAGAAAGTTATGAGCGACGCTATCAACTGGATGCTGGAAATCGAGGACGTGAAGGAGAAATCCCACGACCCGCTGGCCGAGGCCGTCATGGACAGGTTCAATGGCGCTGTGTCGTGGCAGTCTACTGAGCTTGTGAATGGCAAGCCTCTTCGCACCGTACTTGAGAACTGCTGGAACCAGCAGAATGGTATCATGTCGTGTGATACGAAGGAACGAGCGGAAGCTCTTGGTGTCGATGCCTACATCAACCTGACCGCTTTGAAAGCCGACATCGCCAATTCCTATCTCAATGACGCCATGACCAGTTCCGGGGATGCTTCGCTCCCCTGGACCGTAATACCTACGCCGCGTCCTGATATTTCTCCTGTGGCGCAGGATGAAATTTTCAACGAGATAAAAGCACAGCTCCAGAGCGGCAGTTTTGAAGACGCATCCCAGCTCATCGAGGCCATTCGGCAGCAGAAGCGTGAGATGCATTTCAAAGAAACGGAAAAGGCAAAGAAATCTGCCGACGCCATGATGATGCTGCTGGCTGACCAGTGTGCCGAAGGCGGCTTCAATCGGGCTCTCACCGACTTTTTGCAATGGTTCCCCATCTATCCTTTTGCCGTCTTCGCCGGTCCTTACATCACGCGGGCCCCGCGTCTCGTGTGGGGCAAGAACAAGCCGCGCATCGATACGGAAGTCTTTCCGACATTCCGTGCCATAAGTCCTTTCGACTTCGCCTACAGTCCTGATAGTCCCGATACACAGCGTGGGACATGCATTTTTACTCGCACGCGTTGGACGCGGCGCGAGCTGCTGAATGCTTCCAAGCTCGACGGTTACATTTCCGCCAACATCAAGGACATTTTGAAGCAGGCGGATGACCCTAATACGGATTTCAACCTGAGCTGGTTGTCCCGGGCCCCGGACGAAGGGCAGCGTAATATGGCGCTGTGGGCGTCCAACGTGAGCCCTATCGAGGTCCTGACCCACTACGGGCTCATGTCTGGCAGGGAACTGCAAAAATATGACATCCAGGGCCTCGATGATGGTGACTTCTACAACTGCCAGATTTCGTTGGTCCAGGGGCGCGTCATCGAGGTGAGGGTCTTCTCCGACCCCAAGATACAGACGCGCCCGGTATATACCGCGAGTTTTTATCGTACTGGCGGAGACCGTATTGCCGGTGATGGTATCGCCCAGCGTTTGCGCGACATCGAACGCGCTTACATGGCGAGTCTCATGTACCTCATGCGTAATGCAGCTAATGCCTCGGCGCCCATTTGTGAAGCCGACTACCGGCGCATTGCGGCATATATCGGCAAGGGTGAGCTGGGACAGGTAGTGCCCGGCAGTCTTTACCTGTCCGATTCTGATATGGGCAACAACAATATGCCTGCGTTCCGCTTTACGCATATCCCTTCCAATATCCCGGCGTATGCACAGCTCATGGAAATGTTCATGCAGCTTGCTGACCGTGTGACCAACATCCCTGCGGCACTCCATGGTGAGGCGGTGGGTTCGGGGGCCATGCGCACGTTCCGTGGTATGTCCATGCTGCAAGGCAATGCCACTAAGGCCCTTCATGCGGCAGCAGACAACATTGCCTACGGTGTCTTCAAGCCGCTGGGGGAATTGCTGTATAATACCAACATGTTGTTTGCCAAAGACATGGAGGTCAAAGGCGACAGCCATATCATCACGAAGGGAGCTGAAGGGCTGCTCAAGAAGGAGATGGAAAAGCAGTCGGCCATGGAGATTCTTCAGACTGTCGGTGCCGCAGCCGGTGCTCTCGGTCAGGCGGTCAATCTGGCACCTGTGCTTTCCTGGAGCCTCAAGACATTGCTGGGTACTATGGGTGTTCCCGACAATGTTCTGGGTCAGATGGAGCAGATGTCACCGATGGGGGTCATGCCGGGAGCTGGGTCTGCTCCCAATCCGGCGCCGCCTTCGCCCACTGGTGCTGGTGTTACGGCTGACATCACAGGAGGTGAAGCCTGATGGAATTGCTGAACACGCCCTCCCCCAAGAAAGGGACCTGGGCATACAAGTTTGTGGCGTGGTTTTGTAACAACGTGAATTTTTGTCACGGGTATCTGTACGACACGGATATTGAAAAACCTGACAATAAGATTTACAACGCTGTTTATAAGATATGGTTGTTCCCGTTCAAACAGAACGACTGTATCTGCTGCAATACTGTTCGAGGGCTCGTATATGGAGCCGTTCTCGGCTACCTGATAGGGAGTTTCTGATGGCTATCGTACCGCTTTGGACACCCGAAAATACGACCGTTCTGTCTTCGGTTTTTACCGTACACCCCGGAAAAGTTGTCGTCCTGTGGGCGGTTGGTTTCAACAAGTACAAATTCCGTGTCGAGAATGAAGTGGCCACGCCCATGCAAGCCTGTCTGCATCGGCTCATCCATGATTTTTCCGGCTCCCGCCTGCCTTCGACGAAGGATACAGCGCAGGATTGCTGCGGTTGGATTGTTGATGTCAACCATGTATCGAGTGAACTCATGGCGGACATTGCCGTCAGCACGATGCACTGCCTGTGGAGCCTGTCGCTTTGCAACAGTGTCATGGCTGTTGGGATTCCCGGTTCCTACCAGCTTGAACTCAACGATGCCACTATGGTCGGCACTGCTAATGTCTATGCTGACTTGTATGACATTGGACAAGTGCACGCACCGGAAATTTTTGTAGGAGGCTAGTATGGCTCCCAATTGTGGTCCTATCGAGTTTATGCAGGGTGGAACCCTCATGGATGTTACCATCACTGGTTCCACCATCCAGAACAGTGAAATCAGCGGTTCGACTCTCAGCGGTTGTACGCTGACGAACCTGGTAGCCGTTGACGACGCCAGTCTTCGCACCATTATCAATGCCATGACCAAACTTTCTGATGCCGAATTGCGTCCTCTGGCAGATGCTCTGCATCGTGTCGCCACCATCGAAGCTGCTGAACAGCCTGCCGGGCAGGATGGTGCCGTCCTCGGCACAACGGTCATCGGCGACCGTGCCACTCTGCTGGGTAAACCGTCTTCCTGGGTGAAGCTCGGGGGCAAATCGCTTCCTGCCTACGACGCCTAAAGGGGGTGCGTTATGGCGACTGTGTTTTCTTGCGCGGAAATCCCTACCAAAAGCGTGTGGGATAAGGCACGGAAGAAAGCCCAAAATCCGGGTATGCTGGTTAAGGACAATCCGTTTTTGGCGGAATCTGCTGACATACCGGAGTCGGGGTATGTGCGGCGCAACATGCAACGTTTGCGTGATGACCAGCATATGCGTGAATGCCCTTATAATGGGCATGTGTATGCTGGTATCATGGATAACATGCGTTATGGAGGTAAATGATGGGATGTTCTCGTTGTGGGGGCAATTCCGGGCGCAAGCCTGCTGTTCCCCCGTCCAACATCGGTGGCAATGGTCGTCCGGGTACTGTCGTGAACCCGCAGCGGCGCCCGGCGGAAGACAACAAGTCTGTGCGTGATACTATCAGTGGGCTGCGGTATGTCCCGTCTTCTGGCAATTAAGGGCGACAAGACCGCAGGCGACAACCTTTTGGCGACGCTCGCGTCGAATCAGGGGGCCTTGTTGTCCTTGATTGGGTTGTTCGAGTCGGCGGCGAAAAAAGAAGCCCAGGAATGTGACGCTTTGGCGCGGGCAGCTTTGCTCGACGGACAAAAGCAAGGTTCCGGGTGTATGGCGCTGGGGCGTGTACTGATGCTCCAGGATGTCGTAACTACCTTGAAACAGTACATCAAGTAGGAGAAAGCACTATGTCCACTAACCCTATGGCATCCGGCGACGGCAACACTTCCGTCTCTCCCGCCTTTGCCCGTACCCCGGGTATGGCACAGGTTTTTCGTGACCAATATGCCCGGACAGAAGCGGCTACGGAGCAGCAGCCTGTGCAGCAGCCTGTGCAGCAGCCTGTGCAGCAGCCGGTGCAGCAGCCGGTGCAGCAGCCGGTGCAGCAGCCAGTGCAGCAGCCAGTGCAGCAGCCTGTGCAGCAGCCTGTGCAGCAGCCTGTGCAGCAGCCTGTGCAGCAGCCGTCTATTGCCCCGTACATGTACATGGCGCAGCAACAACAGATGCAGCAGCTCGCGCAGGAACGTGATGTTCTCGCTAACCAGTTGGCCGAGGCGCAGAAGCGTAACGCCGAGTTTGAAGCCGCCAACAAGCAGCAGGCCATGCTGGCCAGTCTCGACGGTGCCGATGAGTTGAATGCGCTGGAGACGGTTGACCCTGCCGACGCCCGTCGTATTGCCGTTATGACGGCGCGTATGCTGCAACAGCCTCTCGAGGGCGTGGTGGCTGAGGTGAAGGCCCAGCGCGAGACTATCGAACGTAATCGGGCTGAGGCGCTCAACGCTACACAGCAGGCGCAGATAACCCGTTATGCTAGTGAAATCCTGCAAGTGCATCCTGATTTCTACAATCTGTTCAATGACCCGGATTTTCTGCGTTACCTCCAGGAACCCGACGGTCTGAGCAGCCGGAGTCGTGACCAGGCTGCCACGCAGGAGTTCTATGCTGGCAATACGCGGTACGTCATCGACATTGTGGACAAGTTCAAACAGAACCGTCCTGATAATGGCAAAGTCACCACTGTGCCGCCTGTGCAGGTGGCGGGTGGGACCGGTACTCCGGCAACTTCTTCTGTCAATAAACCCACTTTTACCTTGGCTGAACTCAACAGCCTATACCAAATGCGGCGGATTTCCCCGGATGAATACCGCGTGCGGTTGAAAGAACTGCGAGCCGCCGGATAACCTTTAAGGAGCTTTTCCATGCCTATTTTCCCCAGTGCGAGTGGATACACCGGCATCGAGGCCACCCCTCTCGCCCGTGTCGGCTACAGCGATTTCATCCTGTCTCGCGTGTATGAAAACGACTGGCTGCCGCGTATCACGGCGTCCGAACTGCTGGAACCTGTTACCCGGTGCAACCAGACCATCCAGCTCATGTACGCGCCGGAAGTCGGTCCGCTGCGTTCGTACCAGAAGAACCAGCAGCTCGTGCCCAACACTGTCAGCACTCAGGCTCGTTGTCTGAGCATCTGCTACATGGGCTATCAGGACATCAAGTTCGACTCCACCGACATCAAGATGGCCTGCGAGCGCTGGCCCAGCTACGAAGAAAAGTTGCTGGAATCCATGTACCAGTCGTATGTGAGCACCATGCGTACTTTCGTCCTGGGTCGCATGATGGCTGAAGTGTCCCCGCGCACGAGTCTCGACCTCGCCGGTATGAATCAGGATGTGAATCTGGGCAAGCCCGGTCAGCCCGTGCATGTGACGCCGCAGAATCTTCCCAAGGTCCTGGCTGACCTCCAGCGTGTCCTCATCGAGTCCAAACGCTGGGTGGAAGGCGAGATGTTCATCATCGTGCCGCCTCAGCTCCGCACCTATCTCGCCATGTCCAACTACAGCAACAGTCTGTACAGTTGCAACTGCGGCGGTATCGTGTCCGGCATGTGGGACCATCCGCTCATGGGCTTCACGGTCATCGAATCCATCCACGTCCCCGTGGTGCGTGACAAGTCCGGCAACCTCTGCTTCTTTATTCTTGCGGGGCACAAGGAAGCCACGGCGTATGCTTCCAATATCCTGGAAGCGCGGCTGAATACCAGCGACCCCAACAGCTTCGGTGTCCGTTACCAGTATCTCGTGGCCTGGGGCGCCGAAGTCATCTACCCTGACGCCCTCGCGATGGGCTACTGGACTTTCGACCCTATCAACTAGGAGACCCAGACAATGGCTAACATCAATATGTTCCGAGGCGGTACGCCTGATTTCAAGGGCTGGTTCTGTCGTGGTGACTGGCCTGAGTTCAAACCGCCTTTCAGTGCCCCCCATGCGGCTTTCACGCCCCCGTATGACTCTCATGCCGACGCTGCTTACGGGCAGGGTTATCTCAACCTTCATTTCCCTCTGGTGCCCAATCTGGCGGATACCTACGGCCACAACTGGATGCGTACCGCGCTGAAGAAAGTTTCTGCCGTCGGCGACACTATCATGCTCAACTGGGTCCCGTTGCGGTCCTGGGTCGAAGCCATCCACTTTGAAGTGACCACCACCGACAAGAACCTCGAGGGTGTGTACATCAAGCCGTGCGCCATGCGTGTCTCGTGGGACTTCGCCACCGATGACTGGAAGTATGAAGAAAACGCCGACTTCGATACGGCCCTGACCAACAACGGCATCACGCAGTTCCCTCTGGGTACCCCCAAGGACGGTGACAAGCTGTGGGGTCTGGCGCGTCTGGGTATGCCCGAAGTGGCGTCTGTCTCCACGTCCACCGTGAAGGGCGGTCCCGGTAATGTGACCGGGGTGGACACCAAGACTGACTCGAAGGCCCTCGGCGCCGTGCCTTGTACCTTCGGGCATAATCTGGTGAAATACGACAACCAGGGCAACGCCACCGGCGGTCTGGACGAATACTACGGCGCCGTGCTGCTGGGCTACAAGTTCGTGGCCGGTGATGCCGAGCGTCTCAAGCTCGTGTGGAAGTCCGACATCGCCGTGTACATGTCGGCGAAGCTGTTTGCCTTTGAAGGCTCCACGCAGGTCGGCTAAGGAGGTGCGTCATGGCCAATGTCGCCAACACCAAGGCCACCGGGCCCGCGTCCAAGGATACGGTTTCCGGCGGCAAGACCTTCACGCCCCGTTTCAAGGCGCAGACTGGTCCCACCAAGGAAATGTCCAACGATTCCGAGGACGCCCGCCGTACCATCATGGGGATGCGTATCGCCAGCACTGATTTCGGCAACGACCCCGGTGCGGCTTTCCTGAAGAAACCGTCTGCGTAGACCAAACTCTACCCTCCATCCCTATACAGGAGAACAGCACTATGTATCAGTCTTCCGCTCCGCTCTCTGCCGTCTCCCAGCAAGACCTGCGCGGCATACTCAACGAACGCGATAGCGATGCGCGTCAGCAGGCCCTGCACGCTGCCGGTGCGAAGAACGCGGTTCCTCCGTTGCCGCGTTCTTCGCACCTCCGCAGCAAGAAAAACGGTATCGTTTTTCCCTGGGACCCCATGCTTGCCGAACAGCGCGACATCATGGAATGTTGTGACAGCACAGGCAACACCGACCCTGCGGCATGGCGTTCCACTGTGAACGAAGCCGAGTACACGCCTGCCGAGCGTGATGCCTTGCTGGCCGAGGCGCAGGCTACGGTCATCAAGCAGGCCAATGCGTTCTCCGGCAAGCATGAACCTACGATGGAAGATGTGCGGCAGAAGGGTGTCGAAGAAGCCACCCGGCTCCCCTATGCGGCCCAGCCGCTCGATGCCTATTACCATGGTATCGAGGATGACCTTGCGGCTCTCGTGCGTTCCACGGAGTAATTTTGATGAAGGTCTCCAACGTCATCCGGGAAGTGTCCCTGGACCTCAATGACCAGGAACCGGGATATGAATATACGCACTGGACTTATGAGCAGTTGAAAGTCTATCTGGCGGAAGCCCTGCTCATGGTCAGCGAGCGGTTCTCCGACAAGTTCGTGCAGCATAAAGTCGTGAAACTTTCCCCCGGAGAAGTGTGGCAGAAGGCGTGCGACTGCGAGCGTATCGAACGCGTCCTCGGGGAAGTCACCGAGGATGGGGAACACATCATCCGCAGACTGTCCCGTGTGGCGGATGATGAGGCCAACACCTGGAGCGGACCTGCGTCGCAGTGTCATATGGGCGGGGACCTCACCGGATACTCCATCAGCAGCACGGTGGACACGTTGTTCAGAGTGTATCCTGGGGTATCCCGTACCGACCGCAAGGAGCATTACGTCCTTGTGGAGTGTTACGTCGAGCCTGACGGATATGACGATGATACGAATATCCCCGCGACGCTCGTGTCCATGGTCAAACAGTGGATGCTGTACAGGGCCCTGAGCATGGACAGCGAAAACAATCCTGCCATCACGCAGCTTGCCGCTTCGCACCGGGACACCTATTTCAAGCTGGTCGAGGCTGAGATGGCGCGTAAACTGCTGGAGGAAAACGCCGATGGTCGTGTACGAACCGTTTCCAACAACGCCGCTAAGTGAGTTCCATGCCGAACTGCGGTTTGAATGGAAAGACCTTCCGGCGGAACTGTTCGACTATTACCTGCTTCGTACAGCCATCGAGATGTGCCGCAAGGCCCCTCTCGTGACGCGAACAGTGCGAATCAAATTGCAGCCCGGGGTAACTCGGTATGCAGTGAAATCGCCTGACGGGATGGAAATGACGGCCCTGACGGGCGTTTCGCATCATCCAACAGGCAGCGACAGTTGTCTCCATGATGTACGCAGAACGCTCGTAGCCGGAGAGGACTGGCCCCGTCTGCGTCGGGACAAGGTTTGGTACGACCCAGATGAACAGGTTCTCCACGCGTGCATGTGTGACTGTGGTGGGGAACTCCGCGTGTCTATGGGTGTAGTACCAGGACGTAACAGTTGCTCCCTTCCGAGTCAGTTCGAGCATGAACTTTTCCCCGCCCTCATCATGGGGACGCGTGCTTCCATCATGCTCATCACGGGGCGTCCGTGGACCAATCTCAGGGTCGGCAGCGAATTGTACGCCGAGTTCCGGCGTATGCTGGGCAAGCTGGCACAGGATGCCGCCTTGTGTGGACAACGCGGAATCGTCAAGATAGGGTTCGGCAGAGCGCTCTAAGCAAAAGCCGGAAACAGAAAGGCCCCCCATCCCGGGCAGGGATGGGGGGCCTTTCCGCAAACACATACACGCCTAGGGGAGAGGCGGATTGAGAGATAGGTGACGTGGTGAGACCGGAGTCTCACCACGTCGGCGGAGAACAGCACCATGTTCGTCAGCCCGTCCGGCATCTCTGTCGTCGAAGCCCATTTAACCGTAGCATACCCATAAAGTCAAGTGCCCTTTTCTTTTAGGTACGGATGCGTTATTGCTTTCGATAGAGGTGACACCGATGCAAGACAAATGTTCCCCCCGCATAACGTTCGATTGTAATGGAGATACTATCCAGGAGCCACAGGTCAAATCAGGCTGCCCTGATTTTTCGTTGTGTCTTCCCTGGGGAGGCCGTTTGTGGCAAGAGAACGGCTGCCTCAAAGCGCAGCCCGGTACGCCCCCGCCTGATGGTATTTACGACCGCATCATCATAGCCGACGGATGTATCGTTGGTCTGGAGAAAGCCGACGTGGCGCTGTATGTGCCGCCGTCTTGCACGGAAGTCCCTGCCGATTGTGCTTCCTACAGCGAAGGCGTGTCGTTGTGCGAGGCGTCTCCGCTGGCGGGGAATCTCTATACCTGTGATGCTTCCGGGCGTCCGTTGGTGCGATGCACCATCAAGGGTGAGGACGGTGTCGTCGTCAGCGGCAGCGGCACCACTTCTGACCCCTATCGCATCAAGGCCAATATCTCTACCGAGACTTTGCGCGTCGTGGCGGGGAACAGTGGCGTGACCGTCACCGGCACGGGGTCTGTGGCTGACGCATTGGTCATCTCGCATAAGGGCGGCGGTCTCAACACCACTGTGAACGGTATGCGCTTCGACCAGTACGGCCATCTGGTGGAGTACACGGAACCCACGACTTCCAGCGGTGTGAACGGTATCGTGCCCGGCGACGGTATCGACGTGCAGATGGACAACAAAGTCGGTATCGCCACGCTTTCCCTGAGCAAACCGGCGAATGTGCTCAACGGTATCTATCAGTGCGGCGGGTATGACGTTCATCTCGACCTCAAGAACCGTATCTTCAATCTCACGCAGCGTATCGATATTCCGGCCCAGACGTATGCTTTCGGTCCTTACGATGTGGAGCTGAACAAGCTGGGTTCTGTCGTGGCCATTGCAGATACGCAGCACCCGGACGCCATCCATACGTTGCTGCCTGTCGTCGCAGGTGACATCGTGCGGCAGGTCATCGGTTTTACGCTGCGCACGAATGTCCCTATCGTCATCGACATCGTGACCGTCGCGACCCGGGCATGGCTCTCCCAGCTCCATGTGCGGCTCGACGGCACGCCGCAGTCCAATATCCTGCGTTGCAGCACGACAGCCACGGCCAAGACGGTGGTGAGCAGCAGCGGCAGTTCCGGTAATGAGCATTCGCACAAGGCGGAGACCACGCTGGACTTTTCCACCACGGTCCTCGCCCGTGTGCAGCCTGCCGGTGTGTGGGTCGCAGGGGAGCATGAACTCATTCTGCATTCTGATTCCGGTTTCCCCTCCGGGTATCCGGTGAGTCTTTCCATCCGTCCCGCCGGTGGGGTTGATTCTGTGAACAAGTACAAAGCTGAAGAACTTTGGGACTGATTTGACATATGAACATCACACTCTCCAGCTTCGGCGGCATCATCCCGCGTATATCCGAACATTCCCTGGCCGCTACCCAAGCGACCATGGCCCATGATGTCATGTTGCGTAACGGGAGACTGGAAGCCTGGAGAGACAAGCTCCCCCTGTATGATGCGGTCAAAGGGGCTCGGTCGTTCCACATGCACGGCTGCTGCATGGTGTCGTGGGTTGACAAGGTCATCGCTGCCGACCTTAATCCCGACCATCGGTCGTTCTACATCACGGGGCGTGACGGACGGGGGCTCGAAGTCGTGGAACTCACCGACCTTCGTTCCTGTCGGCCTGTGTATTACTACGCCGGTGTACCGGCGCCGGTGTATCCGCCTGTGGCATCAGCCTCTGAGCAGTGCAGTCGTGAAGCCGACGCCCGGGCATATGTCTACACCTACGTCAATTCCAGAATGGAAGAGAGTGCGCCGTCCCCGGCCAGCAACATCGTGCGGGTGGAAGACGGTAGTTCTGTGACGGTCTCCGGGATAGTGAACCCGCCCGCAGGTTACGGTATCGACCGGGTGCATATTTACAGGGCCTCTACCGGGTTCCGTCCGGCGGACGGCAAGGTGCAGAAGAAGCTTACGGCCTTCCTGTTCGTCGCGTCCATCCCTGCCGGGCAGGCCACTTTCACTGATACGGTAGAGGCCGCATATCTGGGTGCCGCGCTGGAGACACAGGATGACCGTATGCCGCCTGACAGGATGCAGGGCGTGGTCTCCATCCGTGACAGCATCCGGCTTGTCGGGTGGCGGAACAACAGGGTCTTCTTCTCCGAAGTCTTCCAGCCGTACAACTGGCCCGCGAAGTATGACATGACCCTGGACCATAATATCGTCAGCATGGGAGAGCAGGATTTCAAACTCTACGTCACTACCGACGGGTCTCCGTATATCATCGATGTGTCGAGCTGCGACGACACCAAATGCACCCCGGTCGTCAGCATCGACACACCGCTGCCGAACATCGGCTGCCGTTATGCCAATGCTTCCGTGATGACACGACACGGGTTTATCTATGCTTCCACCATGGGGCTCGTGCTGCTTACCGGCAATGGCGGGTGGCATGTCATCACGAAGAAATGGTTCGGCGAACGTGACTGGCAGAGGCTCAAGCCCGACACCATCCGCATGGCGTATTGGGAGGGGTTTCTCTTTTTCGCTACGGATATGGCGACTTTCATGCTGGACATCGACAGCGACCCCTTCGGCGACATGCAGGGTGCGGAACTTGTCACGTTGTCCGACAAGCCTGTGGCGTGTACTACGTCGAACACAGGCAAGCTCCTGCTGCTGGAAGATGACAAGGTATGGGGCTGGGACAGTGCCGCGTGGTACAGGCCGTACACATGGCGCAGCAGACCGCTTACGTCCGGTGGCGATGCCGTGGGTCAGAACAGCCTCAGCAACGCTGGACCAGCCCGTGGCGTTGCCTGGGCCCCCGTATCATGCAAGGTGGGTGGCGGTCCTGTGGTTGTGACCATCAAGAACCCCCACGATGGCGCCATGCTGGACAGGATGGTCAGGGAAGAAAAGCCTGTGCGTATCCGGCGCAGCGGGCGGCATCTTTGGTACACTGTGACGTTACACGGAGTGGAGCCCGTACACTTCATCGACATCGGCACAGCACATTTCACCGTCAACGACGGGCGATAACAGGAGAACGACACCATGGACTACCGCATCGACATCCTGGAACCGGACAGCGACATCAACGTTGCCCTGGATGACTTGACGCGAGAATTCGCACCCCTCTATACGGCGTCCTGGGTGAACGAGAAGCAACGCATTTACGGCAAGCCGTTCGACATGAACGTGCAGACGTTCGCCCAGCTCTGGTTCACCAAGGCGTTGAAGATTTTCATGGCCTGGGATGAGAACGGAAAGCCCGTCGGGTACCTCATCGGCATCCCGTTCCGTCCGCTTGCGTACAACTCGCATGTGTTCCAAATCGAAGACTGGTACGCGGGCGGAGACCGGCTGTGCGAGGCGGAACTGTTCCGCTATATGGAAACCGCCGTGCGCTTCATGGGATGCGATGAGGTCTGGATTTCCCTTGGTGAACAGGAACATGCTCCCAACCTGAGCATCCGTTGGCGGGAGGCATCCCGTACCACACAGATTCGTTACACCAACAGCTAAGAGGAACGTGTCATGGTCGAGGCCGGATACACACAATGCAATCCGCAACGCGGCGTAAACGATTCTGAACGCAGCCTTTTTGGCGAGATACTGTCCGCTGCCGCGCTGGCTGCCGCGACCATCAGTGCCTACAAGGCATACGACATCGCCGTCAAAGAATGGGAGATGGCGAAGAAATACTGGCGGATAGCCCAGAACTGGATGGACTATTACCAGAACGCCTACGCTCCTGTCGAAGACCAGGAAATCGAAGAGTCTCTGCGGCTCGAAGTGGCCGAGCCTCTGTACGACATAGCGCGTGGCCGGGCACGGACAAGCGCATGGATAGAGTTCCAGGGTAAACTCCGCAAACCCATGCGGTGCATGAGCCGTTACTGCACGGGTTTGCGGAGCGACATACTCACACAGGTGATGATGGCACAGGCTGATGCCGTGGCTATGGCGGACGGCCTGGGCTACCGCAATGAGCGTGCCTATGTCGAGACGCGTAATGATGTGAGATTCGAGAAGATGCTGAACACAGCGAAACGCGGACGTGACATCATCACTGACGTGGTGTCGCTCGGTGCGGCATCTGCGGGCATCTACGGGGACCTGCTCGACCAGACATGGCAGGGCCTTGTCGGAGCAGGCAAGTACCTGGGATACGAACTCAACCGCAATCCGACGCATTACCCGACGACATACCTGGCTGGTAATGTGACTGCACAGCAACCTCAGCGCGAAGCGCCCAAAGGAGGGTAACAGATTATGGCGCAGTGTACTTGTGCCAACCCCCAGGCTGTTGCCAACGCCATCAACCAGGCATCGAGCAAGGTGTCGAAGAGTATCGACAAGGCCGGAGAACGCATCGACAAGACGTTGCATGGTGCCGGGCATGGCGGCAAGCAGGGTGTCATGGACGCGTTGCGGTTTTGTCATTGGGCCGCACCGGAATACGGTCCTGTTGGTGAAAACGCCTGGTCCAATTTCTTCAAGGCGGCACAGATAGCCATCGCTACGTTGAACGCCACCATCCAGGGACAGATTGCCGACAAGCAGCAGGACCTTGCTGAAGGCTATTATCAGCAGGCAAAATATAAGTGGGACAGGTTTGACAAGAGGTACCGCCCGCTTGAAGAGAAACTGCTGCATGAAGTATCCACGGTGCCCATCAAGGAGATGAATTGTGCTGATGACAGGGCCCGGGCGGAAGTCGCCGTGAACAGCGCCTATGACATCATCGGCGAAGCCCTTTCCCGGAAGGCCAAGGCAGAACATCTGTGCATAGACCCTTCGTTGCTGTCGCGCATAGCGTTCGGGCGCAGTCTCATGCTGGCGGATACCGAAAACTACAACCTGCGCGACGACACCTGGTTCATGGACTTCAAGAACGACCAGCGCTGGAACCGGCGCGGGAACGTCCTCAACCTCGGACGCAACCTGGGGTCGATGGCCATGAAATATGGGGATGTGGCACGTTCACTGATGAACGACGTATCAGGTATCGCCAACAAGGCATTCGGTAGTATCGGCATGGCGTTGGGGTATTACGGCGCCCGTTTCGATACGGTGTACCCGACAACGTACCTGGGCACTAACGGTCAGAATGGCGGCATCGTCTCGCTCGCTGCCGGTGCCACAAATCCTGCCGCCGCCGGTGGCGGACTTGCTATATAGGAGCATGACATATGGACTTTGGTAATCTTTTTGCCGCCATCGGACGTGCCCTTCCCGGTTTCGTCGAAGGGGAACGGATGGCTGTGCAAGACAACTGGAACGACTTGAACCAGTACAACAAGGTGCAGGCAGGGCAACTCGAGAATGCCTTCACCGAACAGACGTTCAATCCCCGGATGCAAATCGTCTATGACGCTGCCCGTAATTCGGGGCTTGGCGTACTGAACAACCGCATGACCACGGCACAGAACTGGATACTGCATCCGGCCCTCATGGCCCGCAACTACTACGCCAGTTTGTACGCGCCGCAAAACGCGCAGCTCGAACAGCAGTTGCTCGCCAACATGTACCGGCAGATGCCTGGTATGCTGGCCGGTGCCGGTGCCGGGGCTGCTGGCGGCGGGTTAAATCCCATGGACATCGCCTTGTATCGCGCCCTGCTCGGTGGCGGTCTCGGCGGTGCAGCCCCTTTGCAGACTAATCCCTCTTCCATGTAAGGAGTTCCAGTATGCCTACTGTTGACCCTGCGATTGCTCGCGCTCTGGCGGAAGCCCGCGCACAGGCCATCTCCGAAGAACATCTCAACAACGTCATGGGGGCGCAGGAATGGTACCTTCCTGCTGACCATCCTGCTATGCAGCTTGCCAACAGAGTCGCACAAGTTGCGCCCCCTGCTGGTGGTTATGTTGCCGCCCCTGTCCCCGGCATGGTCGCCACTCAGGCATCCGGGGCGCACTACTCTGCCCCCGGTGCGCGTGCCGGATATGAGGCCCCCGGTGATGCAGCAGAGTAACCCGTATGCTACGGCAGCTTTTCGCACTACCATGGACCCCTACGGCAATGTCGGCGTCCAACCGTTGGTCGGGTTCCCGTCGCAGTATCCGCATGTGGTGAACGGTGCTGTCATCGACCCCATGGTGCGAGAGATGCCCGGCCTTATGCCGTTCATGCAGGTGCCTGCCGGTCCCGCGCTCCAGCAGGCTACCACGCCGGTTCGTCGTACTGCTCCTGCGGCCCCTGTCCGACGCACCACACCTGCCGCACCTGCCGCCCCTGCCGCTCCTGTTCAGAGTCGCGGCCTCAAACTCTCCGGGGAAGGTCCCTTCCCGCTCAAAGAAGAAGTGCGTGCTACGGCTCCGGCACCTGCCCAGCCTGCGCCTGTCGATACGGTGGTGTATCCTGACCGTCCTATTGACATGTCCTATGATGAAGGTGAAATCATGTCGCAGGCTATGGCCCTTGCCAGAGACCCGCGCACGGCGCAGGTTCTTGGCGGCTTGCCTTCGGCCCAGGAGCTTGGTCAGCGGCTTGGGCCCACCTATGACCCCAATTCCACTGCTGCCACCTGGGGTCGTGTAGCGGCTGACATCGACCAGCTTCCGGTATACATGCAGTTGCCTGCCCTGCTCGCCGCTCTCCTGTCCGGTAAGGACTACATCCGGCAGCCGCAGCAGGCTGCGCCCACGGTGGCACAGTAAGGACTAGACCATGAGTATGCTTTTGGATACCATCAAGGGTGCTGAGTCCGGTGCGTCTACTGTCGATAAGACGCAGTTCATGGACGACGAACAGTACCACCAGAATATGTATATGCTCGAATCGGCTTTGCGTGAGCTTGGTCAAGACAGCACATCCAAAAGTGTCGTCTCTGGTGATGTCTCTCCTTATGATGCTGATTTGCGTCGCATCATCGAAGCCGTTACCCTGGAGTAAACATCATGCCGCAGTTTTCCCTCCCCACCGTCAACATACGTCCTTTTGAAGCCCCCGACTACACGAAGGACTTGAGGTCCTTGTCTATGCTGTATGCCGCAATGGCTCGCGGACAGCGTGGTGGCGGTGCGGGAGGGGGACGCGGCGCCGGTAAGGTGTATCACATTTACCGTGGTCTCGATGAACAGGGGAACCCCATCTATGAACCTGTCTATGGTGGAACAGAAAAACTGGCTACCAGAAACTTCGAGGCCATGACCAATGACAGGGCGAAGTTTGCTTTGTCGAACGACCCTGCTGTATCCAAGAAACTTGCCAATCTTCCTGAGCTGTCTACCGAAGGACAGGCAGAAGTCCTCGAATCCATTCGTAAAGAGGACATTCCTCGCCTTGAGAAGACGCTCAAAATTCCTGCTGCGGCACTCATACGCGAAGGTCTGGCCGAACACGAAGCGGCACGAAGACAGCAGTTGCGCGCTATCGAAGATAACGATTGGAGTTCGCTCTTCTCCCGTGTCAAGGAAGGTATCTCCACCTTCGGTGACAACCTCGATATGCTGGGAGCTTCTGCTGAAGAAAAGAAGCTCATCGCCAAACGCGGTGAAGAACGTAGGCAGCAAGCTATCGCTGCCAACCCTTACTGGCAGGAGCAGGAACGTCTGCGCGCTGAAGGCCGTCTTGGTACGCTCACGCATGTCGTTACCAATCCTCTCGATACTATGGCTGATACCATCGGCGACCTTGGCGCCGGTCTTGCTGGTGCTGTCGTCGGCGCCAAGACTGGTAGTGCTCTGGGCGCCGCACTTGGTCTTCCCGGGGCCCTTGGCGGGGCCGTGGGTGGTGCTGTTCTTGGCGGCCTCGCCGGTGTGCCTTTTGGTGTCGGGAACTACACGCGCCGTGTAGTGAATGACCAGAACCTCAGTGACCAGCAGCAGACGCAGGCTATCGAAGCAGGCTCTGCCAGTGCCGGTCTGACCGGGTTTGCTGCGAATGCGCTGCCTGGTGGCGTCTTCGCCCGCAGCGCATTGACGCCTATCTCTCGTGGTGCGGCTGCTTTGGCCCAGCGAGGTATCGGCGGTGGCGCCATGCAACGGCTGGCTAACGCAGGTACGGATGCCGCATCGCAGGGGCTTTTGGCCCGTTCGGTGCGTGCCCTTCCTGCTTCCATGCTCGAAGGCGCCATGATGAATGCCGGGCAGCAGTTCGGTGAGAACGTGGTCTTCAACCAGAATACCGGTCTGGATACACCTTTGTCTGAGTACGTCCTGGATGCGGCTCTCGCCGGTGCTGTGACCGGCGTGCCGTTCGCCCCGTTCAACGCCGCTCCGGCCACAGCACGGCGTTCCGTCGAACGGACGACGGACACAACGCAGCCTCCTGCCGATGCTGCGGATTCTGTCGCATCCCCTGTCGAACCCATCGGTCCGTCGGGTTCTGATGGTTCAGTTGTCTCCAATGCCGCCGAAGCAGCGAACGCCTCCGCAGCGCAGACGGCGGGTTCGTCCGCGTTCAAACCTTACACGGGGCGCAACAAGCGTTACATCGGCATCAGCGATGATGTTGCAAGTATGCTTCGAGCGATGTTCACCGACAAGAGCGCGCCTGCGGACAACTTCGCCACAGTACACCCCAATGACAAGGCTGACGCAAAGGCCAGTGCAAAATTCCGTAACGACCTCTACATCGGAGACTACATCAACGGTCTGTTGAAATTCACCGGTATGTCTGTTGAACAGCTCAGGACCGAAGTCAACAGCCGCATCTCGTTGCCGGGCTTCAACAATATTTTCAAGTCGCGGCGCGAACGTCAAATCGTTCAGGAAGTGGCGAAGCGCCTCAATGATGAAACATACCTCAGCGACCTTTTCAACGACCGTCTCATCACGCCCGATCATGTCGCTGCTGAACCCCCCAATGCAACGGGACAACCCGCACCTGCGAAGGTACGTCAGACCGAAGCCGAACCTGTAGCCGAGCCTGTGGCAGAGACTGTGCAGCAGCCCGTGGCCGAACCTGTGCAGCAGCAGCCCGTGGCCGAACCTGTGCAGCAGCCCGTGGCCGAACCTGTGCAGCAGCCCGTGGCCGAGCCTGCCCGTCAGACATTGAAGGATTTCCTCCCCAATGCCGACATCAAGGCTATCCAGGACTATGTCGGACGGTTCGGAAACAGTCTGACGGAACCTGAACGCGTGCAGGTCTGGGCCCGTATTGATGAGCTGAACCCCGCCAACTATGCGGAGCTTTCTCCCTGGTTCGAGCAGCAGCTTGGGCCGAATACGCTGCGAGACAGTGCTGCCAAACTGGCCGCAGAACTTTCCCAGGAGGACACCACCAATGGTGCAAAACCGACACGACCCGGTAAAAGAGGCAGCCGAAGCAAACAAGCTGCCGTCGTGGGAAATGATGGACAAGACGCAACGAACCGACCTGTTGCAGAAAGTGTTGCTGCTGCTGTTGCAAGGGAACCCGGTGCCGCGCCCGATGCTGGAACCGTTGCCCCTGCCGCTCTTGCACAAGCTGTTGATGGCGGTTCGCCGGTTGCAAAACGAGGGAATGATGGGACCCCGGCACAGGTTGCCGGAACGGTTGCGCCGGATGCGGGAGTTGTTGTCCGCAAGAGGGATCGAAAAGCCGCGCCAGCCGACGGAGAACGAAGTGTTGGCGATGCAGCCGCGCAGCCTGCAACAACAGGTGAGAGCGCAGGAAGCCCTCGGACTGCGCGAAGCGCAGGGAAGAGCGATGGTGGGGATGCAGCAAACACTGGCAGCAACAAACGCTCCAGGGCTGCGGCTCCCGCCCGGGACCGAGTAAATCCTTACGGAAAGCTGGATTTCTCCCGGGTAGATTTGAACGCAACCTCCAGTGCTGCGCTCTTCGACGACCTGATGTTGGGCAAAGCTCTGCTGGATTCTCTAGGCGACGCGGAGAAGTTATATGCTATATCCAACGCTGCTCCGATACATCGTCATGGTGACAGACATTCTACAGGGACATCCACGTTAGGATGGTACGCCAGACAGCGCGGAGGTGAATCTCCTTACATCAATGATGACTTGGATGCGGTATTGGGGACCATCGAGACACCTCCTGTGCCGGACTATTTCACACAGGCGTCGAAAGCTCTGAATGCCTCGACGACGAAGGAAGCCCGCGATGCTCTCCAGCCGCTTATCGAGCAGTACCCGAAGGAAGCGGCACAAGCCGGTATCCTGGACGCCATGCAGCGAGCAGAGAAAGCTCAGGCCGTGGCTGCCAAGGAAGCCGCCAATCTGGAAGCGCTGGAAGCTGACCCCGTATCTCTGGGAGACATCACTGATTTTATTCGTGAAATCCCTGAGCAGGTCATGCGTGATGCCTTCAACTCTCCCAAGCTCGACATCAACATGGGGTATGGCAAGGTCCTGCGCCTGTTGACCAAGGAAGCGAATCCCAGGCTCAAGCTGACAGACAAAGAAGTCCAGGCGCTCAACTACCTGCGCGAAAATACGGATTTGCCGTCCATCGACACGCGGGACTTTGCCGACATCCAGTCCAACTGGAAGTCCATGGCAAACGACCTGGGCTTCAATGTCAACAAGACAGACAGTTCCCTGACCACGGCTGAAGCTGTCAAGAAAGTCACCAAACGCGCACGGAAGTGCTGAGGATAACCAACATGGCTGAATGTCCCAACGATACCGAGTTCCTGCGGGCCGGACTTGATAACCCCACGGGTTTCGGCCCGCAGCAGGCTTCCCGTATGGATAATGCAGGGAACCCTGCTGGCGATGAAGCACTCCATGCGGCACGAGAGCAGCGTGAACGTGAAGACATCTATGCGTCTTTCGATGAGATTTCGCGTGGTACCCAATACACGGCTGAAGAACCCAGCGCTTCCGACCAGGCGGCTGCCCGCAAAGCAGCCGCCCGCATGGCGCGCATGAAAGAACTGGCTGATGAAGCCGTGTCCAGGCGTAACGAAGAATTCGATGAAGCCGTTCGCATGGCGACGAACACCAGTCTTGGTGCTGCCTCGTGGTGGTTGAACTTCCAGAATGGTATCTACACGAAGTTCGTGAACATTCGCGGTGGCTTCGCCAAATGGGCCAGACTCTTCGCTGACCAGGCCAACCGCCCGACGAACGAGAACACTCTCTGGCGCATCTTTGACCAGACGCCTCAGAAAGTACGCGCACTGAATCTGCTCATGCGCGACCGTGTCGCGAGCTTCACACAATCGCTCGAACCTGTTGCCCGTCGTATCGGGTGGACGGGCAGCCTGGAAGACCTTGCGCGTGCTATGGGCCACTATGCTGTGTGCAGGCACATCCCGGAGACCAACGATTTGCTGCTCGGGCGCTGGATGGATGAAGCTGAAGACATCGTGAGCAAGGGCCCTGATATGGACGGCAGGGACAAGAAGCGTCTGATGGAGCTGGAGCGCAACATCGAACAGCTCGAAGACTTCATCGACGAAACTACCGACCTCCCCGAAGACCTCGTGTCCGCAGGTTACACCAACGGGGAAGCGCAGTTCGAGATGGACCGCATCCTGCGAGAGACCGGTCTTTCCAAAGAAGAAGCCGACACCATCGCTGATGGTATCTCCGGTCTTTTCGACATGGTACTGGAAGAGCGCGTCAAGGCTGGTGTCGTTTCGCGAGAAGTGTTGGACAGTTTTCCCGGGTTCGAGCATTACGTCGCTATCAGAACCCGTGAAAGCAACCTGCTCGGTGTATCGAACGACAGCACGGCATACAACCCCGGGTCGTACTACGCCATCCAGGGTCGGTCATCCCGTCCTGACAGCGCGTATGACACGCTGTTCTTCTACATCAACCGGGCGGCGACCGAAGTCGGTTCCCGTGAGTTTGCTGTGAACATGTTCGCCGTTGCTGACCATCTGCTGGAGACCGGCGCTATCGACGCTTCTGGTATCAAGACCTACGATTACGCCTCCCTCATGCGGATGTCTCACAGCACGAACCCCAAGCAGCGCGCCATCGCTGACCAGCTCCTTACCGGGGGTGGTATCGTGGCAGATGTACCTACGCCTATTGCTGACGGTGAGACTGTCATCAAAAGGCGTTACCTTCGCTTCGACCCCAAGTGGTCCCATGTGGAATCCGGTCTCACCGGTGAAATGCTCAACAATGCCATGTCCAGTGATTACAAGCTGGGCAGCGCCGGGTTGCCAGTCGAAGCTGCCGGGCGTTTCACCAGTCTTGTCAGCCAGCTCAATACGCGGTTCTCGCCTCTATTCGCTCCGTTGTCCGGTTCTCGCGATGTGATGGAACGTGCATCCAACATGGTGAATCGTGACTACTACGCCGAAGACGGCACTCGCATCAAAGGCAGCTCTCTGGCAGCGAAAGTGCTGGCGAACACGCCGAGGACATCCAAAGCCTTGCTGGACATCATGCACGGCAGGCTCGACGAATCGAATCCCATGTACCAATATCTGGATGAATACCGTCGCGGCGGTCTGTTCCAGAAATACATCCAGGGACAGCGCTCTCCGGTCGAAGAATCCGGGACCATCTCTGGACTGCCGGATGCTTCTTCCCGGCTGGAGAAGGCCATCGTCGGTTATGGGGGCCCCAGCGTAGCACGCTGGCTGAGAAGTCTCAGCACGTCGAAGAACCAAGTCATGCGGGTACTGGATGGCTGGAACGACTTCTTCCAGAATGCGGGTGCTTTTGCCCAGTTCGTCACCCTGCGCGAAGCCGGAGTACCGGCAAGCCGTGCAGCCCGTGGCGTGCTGGAAATGATGAACCTGAGCCATCGTGGTGAACTGACGCCGTATCTTCGCGTCCTGTTTCCCTATGTCGTACCCACTGTGGAATCTGGTGTGGCCCTGGCCCGCACCTTGGGTCTCGGTGCGCGTACCCCAGGTGACATCATCAAACAGGGGATGCGTGGATACATGGGCCTGCTGGCTGCCTACGGGGCGTATTCCATGTTGTACCCGCTGGCCCGGGAATCCCTTGGCCGGGATGAGAATGGCAAGTATCGTATGGATGCCATGTCGCTGTCCGAGCTGGTGCGCGGCATACCCATCGGCATGGGGTCTGAGGGAGACTTCATCCGCTTCCCTGTCGGTTTTGGTCTGCCGCAGATAGCGGCCATGCTGTCCGTTGGTCAGGAACGTGTGGCGAGCGGTCTCATGTCTCCGCAAGACCTGGCCTTCGATACGCTGTTCCTCACGGTCAAGAACACTATGCCGGGCAACTGGCCCGACTATCGCTTCACGGAACATCCTGCCGATTATCTGGCAGCGTTTCTCTGCCCGCCTCCCCTGCGCCCCTTTGTCGATGTTGCCATCAACCGGTCGTATTTCGGGCAAGAGATAACCCGCGAGTCTTCCCAGGGTACGACGGCGCTGTCGTCTACGGGCCGAACGAATACCCCGGTCATCTGGCACAACATGGCGAAACGCCTCAACAGTGAGACCGGCATCGACTTCGCTCCTGAACAACTGCGCTACATGGCGAAGAGCATCCTCACCGGTCCCCTGCGCATGGTAATGGGTGCCGTGGAAGACGAAGCCCTCTACAAAGGGTCGCAGAGCATGTCCGAATTTCGTGACATGCACCCGCTGCTGCGTGGACTTGGTACGTCCACATGGTTTGGGAATGCCGGGAAGTCGAGCCAGCTTTTGTACTACAACGCCAAGGATGAATATGAATCCCGCATCCGACGTTCCGGTGTGAAGATAACGTCACCTGACCGCAGCGTCGACGCCAGAGCCTATCGTCAGGCCCAGCTCGAAAAAATCGGTTTCACCCCGGAAGAGATTTCCGACTATATGCTCATCTGGGAAACCGACAAAGCGTTGCGGAAGAACGGCATGGACTTCAACAAGGAATACAAGGACAGGTGGCTCTCGATGGAAGACTCGGAAGAACTGCGAACGGCGTTCGCCAACCTTGAACTTTCATCCACGAACATATACGATGCAGCCGTGAACTCGTTGAACTATTACAGGACAAGGGGTTAGGATGATTCTGTCGCTCACCGAGGATGTCGCCCGTATCGGCATCCGCATCAAAGACTGGCGCAACAATCGCATCTTGCAGGACTGGCGCCATGTCATACTGACAATCATGCCCGGACAGGTTGACAGCGATTGCATCTGCGGTTGTCACACAGGCGGAAGTCCGTGGTATCTGCACGGCTGCTGGCCTGGTCATCGCGTCGATGTCGATGTGGCGAATCCTGCACCGCCTGACTTCGCCCCCATCGTATGCAGGGCATTCACCTGGGGAGAAGACGGCACGGTGGAATTCCATGTCCCCGATGTATTCCGCACACTGCCGTGGGGACGCTACACAGGTGTGTTGCAGTATCATCCGGCACTCGACAAGCCGCTCGACTTCCGTGTTCTTCGTGACCTGCGCGATGCGCCGCGTCCTGCCAATTCTCCTTGCGTTCCCGACCTGAGTATCCACTCTCCGGCGCATATGCCGCCCGTGCCGCTGTTTTGCGTTCTGGCGCGGTTCGATATAGACTATGGTCCTCGATGCAGTGAACACATTATCGACATGGCCCAGGTACAATTCATGCTTGGGACCTGTGACGAAGAGGTCTAAATGGCACGGCACAATATTCCCCACAGTTGTGGTGAAGGCTACCCCGTCAATCCCATCATCGGCATCCCGCCCGGTGGGGTCGATGGACAAGCCCTCATCTTTGACAGTTCTTCGCCTTGCCTCCTGCGGTGGGGAGACCCGCTGAAAGGTGACAAGGGTAATACTGGCAATACCGGTAAGGTGGGGCCCAAGGGGGAACCGGGTTCCCCTGGCAAGCAGGGCCTTACCGGCCCTCCCGGCCCTCCTGGCCCTCCCGGCCCTCCCGGCCCTCCCGGCAAAGCAGGGGAACAGGGCGAGCCCGGTAAGCGCGGGCTGCGTGGTCTCCCTGGTCCGAAGGGGGAACCCGGCCCGCCCGGCGAGCGTGGTGAGACCGGTGAACAGGGCCCTCCCGGACGCCCAGGGGCCACCGGCAGACCGGGTATCCCAGGCAAGCAGGGCCCTCCCGGCCCTCCCGGCACGAGTGACCACCGTATGCTGTCCAACCTCGACTATGCCCGCAGCGGACATATCGGGTTTGCCTCCCAGGAAGCACTGGACAAACTCGAAAAGCGTATTGCCGAGTTGGAACGCAAGCTCGCTAACATCTAAGCAGGGGAACTTCCGCATGTTCAAGAACAAGTATTTCACCACCTTCCTGACACGCAAGCTCGAAGCCAGCGACCTCGACCTGCCTATTGTCGAGAAGGCCAAGGCTGACCTTCTCGACCTGCTCAGTGGTGAAGACGATTACACCTACCTGTCCATCGTCGGCGACACCGACATGGAGACCGTGAAGGTGCGGAATGACCACGGCACCCTGTTGCTGGAACGCGGTATCGGAGGCACCAAGCCACAGACGTTCACATATGGCGCCTGTGTCCGCACGGTTTCTCCCACTATCATCGCCGCCATCAAAGACCTTGTGTGCAATTACACCTGCTGCGAAGGTCCGTGTGAATGCGAACCTGTGGAAGTCGGGGGTTATGCGCTCCCGGATTGTACGAAGGGCCAGCCGTGGACGGGGCATGTGGCGTTCCAGGGTTCGATGCCTATGACCCTGGGGGCGAACGGCGCTCCTGACTGGATGCGGGTCGAGACCAAGGCCAACACGGTCACACTGTCCGGCACACCGAACGTATCGGGACAGTTCTCCATGAGCGTGTGCGCCACGAACTGCAACGGTACGGCTGTGAGCAGTCTCCCCATCAACATCGACATCGCCGATTGACATTTCCGTCGTCCTGGTTTCACCTCCCGTTTCCCCAGGATGCCGGATACAAAAAAAGCCCCCTCGTATCGACACTACGCCCGCATTGGTCGATATGAGGGGGCTTCTTGTTTCTATCTATGTCTGCACGAATTCCGAACGGTTTAGTTCATCTTGCGATACTTACCTAGCAGGTTGTGGTCCTGCTTGAGAGCCAGCCGGAGCGCCTCGATGACTTCCACATGGTGGATCTTGATGGTGCCGTACTGGCTGTCTTCCTTGATGCGCGGGGAGAGGCCCATCCTTTCCCCAAGCTGCGAGAGCTTGCGGCCCACCTGCGAGTACATGCCCGCAGACTCGTGGAACACCTCCAGCAGCCACGGGATGGCTTTCACCTGCTTATAATGCTTCCCCTCGCCCAGTTGGTCGGCCAGAGCGTCGCGCTGGCGAACGGCGGCGGATGCGGTGGCCATAGCCGTGGCTTCGCGTCGGCTGCCTATCTCGGCCTTGGTTCGCTTGTAGTAGTCCCGCTGCTCAAGGGCGAGCTGCTTTTCCTCTTCAATATCGGCAATCATGCGCAGGGCGTCGGGGAAGGATTTCGGGACGCGGGGGAGATTCCACTGTCCATAGCCGCCAGCCCTGCGGATGGACGGCAGAACTTCTTCCACCACCCAATCTTGGAACCGTTCAGCGTCGGGAAGATTGGAGCGCATGACAAGACGGTAAACGTCGCTTTCAGGGATGATTTTCATGGGCGTGGCAGAGGGTAGCATTTTGCTATCCCTGAAATCATTGACTTTTTTGCAATGAGTGTTCACTGCCTCGACGGTGTTCTGATAGCCGAGGGCTTTTGCCACGTCCCGGGCCACGAACCACGGTTCACCATCAACGTCCACCACGCGAACCTGACCAAACTCCTGACGCTCGAAAATCTTGATGCCTTCCATGTGCATCCTCCAAAAAAATGCGCCCCACCGGGTAACGCTAGGACGTGAAGTCCTCCGGCAGGGCGCAAAAATGAATGCGATATGTATGTGTCCAGCGTTACCAAGACATGTACAAGATAACGCTGGGATGGCTAGTTGTCAATGTCACTTTCCACACCGTCCAAAGAGCGGCCCGTGGAATCGGTGTATTCACTCACGCCAAAATTGGGGGCAGTAAAAGATTCCGTGCACTTAGCCATAACTTCGCGAATATCGCGGATAACATGGTCGTGCCGCTTCCCGAACGCCTCCGCCACCTGCTGGCCGCCAGGGGTGTGCATCCGATGCACCCCCTTCCATTCTCCGGGGGTCTGCATAGTGTGCAGACCCTTTTCGTCATCATCAAGGCCACGCGCTCCAGATGCAAGGTCAAGCTCCAAGCAATCACACACGTCCCTGGCCACGAACCAGGGTTCATCGTTCACATCCACGACGCGCACGGCGCCGAATCCAGAGTTCTCGAAAATCTTCATGTCGTTCATGGATTGCCCTCCTTGGGAGCCCAGTTGATAAGGACGTCTTCCATGTTACAGGACTTTTACGTTTGCCGTAGCCTCAAGGGCCGGGGCATCCTTGATGTCGAAGCCAAGCCGCTTCACGCTCGTGGCGTCCAGCCTGTAGCAACGTGTGTTGGGGAGCTGCATCCAGCCGATGTTCTCACCAAAATTCTTGGTCGTATCTTTGGCTGTGATGCCTCTGTCTTCGAGACGCTTCCAGAGATTGGAAGGCGAATGCTTCTGGGCCTTGAGCCATTTGTGCAGGTCGGAACGCGAGATGTACAATTCCTGCGTCGCCAGCACGGCCCGCATAGTGATGTCCCTATTGTTTGGCAGACTCACGATGTACTTGTCCGGTACCCCATGCGGCTGCTCAGGCATGGTCTTGTCACGATGGTTGGCCCTGACTACCAGCATATTGAGCTGGCGCTCCATGAGGTACGTCGTCAGCATATGCACGGGGTCAGACGTATTCGCTTCGGTGCTGCGACGGTTATGCGGCACGAAGACATTGATGACCCAGTTCTCCAGCGCATCCATGTCATAGTCCAACAGACCATACTCCACAGCCCAGCGCCCGGCCTTCATCGCCATCGCCAAGGGATAGCTCAGGAAGCGTTCCGAGTTGTCGAAGCCGTATTTACGACACCACGTCTCTACCTGCTGCGTGAGCGTCGCCAGCCGGTCTCTGTGCTTCAAGACCTGATAGATAAACTCGGGCCCGGCAAGGCCGTAGTTCGTCTTGCAGGCGTCCATGCACGCATGGATGTATTCCTGCACTTCCGGCTTGTCGGCATACGAGGGGAAGTCACATTCATACTCCATCACGCGCACAATACTGGCCTCCGAATCCCCGGCATGGCGGGCAACGGCTTCCTTGATGCACTTGTTCGACGTGATGAATGTGACCGTAGACCACGAACCGGTGTCGACCATCTCAGCGCCATTACTCTTGAGCTTCTGCTTCTCCTGATTGCCCATGAGGCTGTAGGCGAGGGCATAGAGGTCTTCGTCTTTCATGTCCGAAAGTTCGTCCATGTAGACGGGCAGATTGTTCAGCACGGCCATTTTCCGCATCCGCATGACGGCAGAGGAATTGCGCTGCACGAACTGCTCTTCAGGATGCCCCCAGATGGATGCAGCAGAGCACAACACCTGCGACTTGCCTTTGCCGGATGTGGTGCTCCACAAAGAGTAAGCAGCAGAACGCACGACGCCAGGGCCGTAGTGCATGAGCGGAGCCGCGAAGGACAGACACATGGCGAGCTGGGCAGCAGGCTGGTTGAGGACGCGGTACATCTGCGGGACATACTTCCATTTGTCGAGGTCGCCCTTGATGGACAGTTCCTTCTTCGCCAGCTTTTCAGCCGAGCCTTTATATACCATGTCGTGGATGCCGGTATCTGTGATGACACCATGACCCACGCCAAAACCCAACGTGGGCTGGTTCGTCACGGGGTCGGTGATGTCCGTCCACCCGAACACATCCCGCGTCTGAATCTCTGTACTGTACCCGTTTTCCAAAACACTGCGAAGGTAGCTGTTCATAAAACTTGCAAATATTTTAGGGGTGTACATGTCAAGGTTACACGAGAGGATGTTGGAAGAATTGAGCGCTGCCATAAGGCTCTGATTGCTCGCCAGCGTAGAAGCGGGCAGGCGCATCAGTTCAACGGCACCATGCTTGTGGCGCACCTCGAACCAGTGCGAACGCTCAGAAACACCATTCGTGTATGTCCATTCCGACTTGATGTAATAGACTTGGGATGTGGTGAGGATATGGTCTGTCGTCACCCACGAACCGTCATCCTGTTTCTCTGACTTGTGCCAGATGCATCCTCTGTCATCCACGCTGTAGCGCTTGCTGCGGAACCCGATGCGCGGGTGGTCGAAGACTTCCGGGATGATGAGGCGTTGCACCGGCTGGGCCGCAGGCTGCGGCATGGTCTGCACCGGCTGAGGCGCAGGCTGGGCCACAGGCTGCTGCACGAACGTTTCACCGGCATTCTGCGACTTCCGCCACAACTGCACAGGGGATGTGATTTTGCCCCAGTGCGGACATGTGGGACATACCCCGGGATTCAAGCTGTCGAAACGGTCGCACCGGGCAGGAGCGTCATCAGGGGCGTGGTCGAACTTTGCGTCGCAGTCCGCAGGGTTGTAGCGTTCCTTATCCAAAGCCGACACAGCATGGGCCCACTCCCTGCCGTCCACACAGCGCTTGAACACGGACATGGCGGCATACCAGTGCGGCTCTTGCCCCTTACCGGAAAAGAGCATCTGACGGCAGCCACGCACTATGGGTTCAGACTTCGCCACCGGCGCGGAAGATGTGAACCCCATGCCGTCGGAGAACAGAGCATTGCCGGTCAATGCCACAGGCTGCGGCATCTGCGCGATGTTCTGAGGAACCGTAGGCTTGAGCTCCGCCTTGAGCTTGATGATGGCATCGGGATGTTTCTCCGCCATCGAAGTCAGCATGACTTCTACGAACTTGTGCGGCTCCCATACCCAGCCGGTCTCCCGAACCACGGATACAGTATTGCCGGTACCTTGATGTATGGTGCCTGGAAGACGCAACACACGAGCCGGGTCTTTGGTGCAAGCCGGGTCTGCCCAGAGGTCGAAAGCGGCACATTCCTTTTCCAACATGAGAGCGACACGGCGCCACCAGGCGACAGGCACAGGCTCGGACAGGGCCCAATAGACGTGCAGGCCCTTACCGGAATGGATAATCCACGAAGGATTGAGACCCGTCTCGCGCACGAAACGGTTCAAGCAAAAAGCTGCGAACTGGATGGTCGGGTAGGAGATGCCTTGCTTGCCGACATCGAGGTCAACCCAGAAGGCTTTGAGGGTACGAGCATTCACCTGCCTGCGCCCTGCTGCACCATCAGCAAAAGAAGCGAGGGCGAAGTAGGCGTTGTAACCCTGTGACGACAGGGAAAATCCTTCGGAGATTATGTCGTCGATACTGGGGCAAGGGCTCTGCCGACGGGAACCGTCTTTGATACCCAGAGAAAAATATGTGGGGAAGCTGAAAGAGTCTTCGCGAGGGGGAAGCGGGGGGAGCAGACTGGAAAGAAAACGTCTCGTTTGCTGAAGCATACGCTGTGTCCTATGAAAAGAAGGTTTTCAGGGAGGAGGGAATCTCAGTAGAACCACCATTCAGTCTGGGCGGACACGAGGGTGCTTCAAGCCCTCATAAATCCAGACTTCCCTCGATTCCCGCCTCCGTGAAAACCTTCTTGCTCAGGTTGAGGCTCCATGAGGTGGCGGTTTGACCACCTCATGGAACCTGTATAGCCGCCTACGAGTTGTTTGTCAACTAGTAACCAGCAACATCCGCCAAAATTCCGCTGAGAGCATCAGACGCTTCCTTGCTCACATTGGTCTGAGCCGGGGCCGGAGCCGGAGCAGGGGCCGGAGCAGGGGCCGGAGCAGGGGCCGGAGCCGGAGCAGGGGCCGGAGCCGGAGCCGGAGCAGGGGCCGGAGCCGGAGCCGGAGCCGGAGCAGGGGCCGGAGCAGGGGCCGGAGCAGGGGCCGGAGCAGGGGCACCATCCAGCACAGCCGCAGCGCGGGACAGCATGTCATTCATACCAGTAGGGGCAGGCTGCTGCACCGGCTGCACCGGCTGAGGCGCAGGCTGGGCCATGGGCTGCTGCACCGGCTGGGCCACGGGCTGCTGCACCGGCTGAGGCGCAGGCTGGGCCACGGGCTGCTGTACCGGCTGAGGCGCAGGCTGGGCCACGGGCTGCTGCACCGGCTGAGGCGCAGGCTGGGCCATGGGCTGCTGCACCGGCTGGGCCATGGGCTGCTGCACCGGCTGGGCCATGGGCTGGGGCATGGGCTGCACACCGTTGGCGATATTGACCGCCGCAGGGACAGGCTGGATAACCCCGGCACCATTGGGGGAGTAGGTCAGGATTTCATTGACCCGAAGCATCTCCGCGATACGCTCGGTACTGGCCGTCTGGATGACAGCCGTGTAAGTCTGGCTGTCAAGGTAGGACGGATTGCCGTTCTGGTCAAGGTTGGGACGGAACAGCATGACGCCGGAGACGGGGCTCTGCGGGTCAAGGATAATCTGGGTCACGAACATGGCCGGGTTGCAGCGGAAAACACCGGGCTGGCTGTGGCGGTCGCAGAAGCCCTTGATGCCGCCCCAGCGGTAGCTGTTGCTACGGGGGTCAGAGTTTCCGTAGAGGCTGGTGCTGGTGATGTCCAGGACGACGGGGCGTTCAAGGTCGAGGTAGAACTGCCCGTTCTGGTTGGTCATCAGGGCCCACACGGTACGTCTGGCGATACGGAAACCCCAGCGCTCCTGACCGTTGACGCTCACCTTCTGGTGGTATTCGGCAGGGAGCGCGTCGGGGAACGTGTCAGCCGTAGGCATCATCCACACGAGGTCAGGGCGAGACGGTTCCTGCCCGGGAGCATACTGTCTGGCATACCACGAAGCGTAGTTGCAAGGCGCCACACCCAGAAGGACGCCAAAGACCTGACCGTTGGGGATGTCGACTTCCTGACGATTCTCGATGAGCTTGAAGCTCATCTTCCCCGGCTTGAGGATACGCAGCCCGGCGCCGAAGCCGGAGAAAGCGTTGTCCATCAGGGTGTCAACGACACCAGAGAACTGCCCGTCGGCGAGCACAGGGGGCTGGTTATTGACGACGACAGGAACAAGATTGGTCTCACTCATGGTTCTTCTCCTTGGTGAAATTGAGGGAGGGTTCTGCCACACGGCGAAGGCCGCATGACACGATGTAGTTATCAAAGGCTTCGCCTTCAAGACCGGCACGCTCGGCGCGTTCTTCAAAGTTGCGTGCAGCGACGCGCTGCTGCAACAGCAGACCGTCACTCAAAGCAAAGCCCTGTTCGGCATTCTCGACCATGCCACGCAGCACGGCGTAAGCCAGAGCTTCCTTGTCCGCTATCTCGTAACGGACCTTTTCCTTGACCACAAGACGGCCCACACCATCTATCTTCATGGAAGACGACCCGGCAGCAGCGAGTTCAAGAAGGATACTGCGTTCAAGTTCCTTTTCCTGCTCCATGATGTCGGCGAGACTATCTTGGAGAGACTTCTTCTTCGCCCGAATTTCGGACAATTCGGACGCCATATTGCGTATAGTCTTCGACACGGTACTCTCCTTCGGCGCGTTCAAGCCATGCGATGAAGTCCTCTTTCTTGTAGTAAATCCTGGTACGCATTTTAGTGCAAACAGGACCGGTGCCTCTGTAATCCATCATCTCCAGTTGCCTGCGTGTGATGATGCCCTGGGTAAATTTCTCGACATCTTTGCGGGCGAAGAAAGGCGGCAGGACATCCCGCAGATAGTCGATAAGTTCTTGTGATTTTACTCTCATGGTGCTGTCTCCATAAAATGGATATATCTATACAGGTCTGTTGTCAATCATTTCCTTTGACGAAAGCCTCAAACAGCCCGGCGATGTCCATGGCTTCCGAGTGTCCCGCCTGGAGCCTGCGCAGTATGCGGCGTTCATCTTGTGAGGCGACGATATGGATGATGTTGATGTTGTCTGCCTTCTGCCGCACGGAACTCAGTCGTTCCAGGGCCTGCGTGTAGGCAAAGCCCCCGAGCAGCAACGGGTTCGCGAATATCATGGTGTCGGCTGCCGACAGCTCGGTGCCGAAACCTACCGTCGTCGGATGACAGACCAGCACATGGGGGTCTTTGGTGTTCTGAAAGTCCGACAGGATGGCGGCACGTTTTTGACCTGTGACGCTACCGTCTATGAATGCCGTCGTGTACCCTGCGGCCTCAATCTCTTTGGTGAGCATACGCACACCGGCGATGTAGGAACAGAAGACGACGACCTTGCGATTCGTCTCGGCAATGGCATCGAGTATCACCTGCGTCCTCGGAGCATGGTCGAGTTCGATGGCCTTGCCGTCACCACCCTTGATGACTCCGAGATATATCTGCATGAGACGCTGGAGAAGCACCCCGCCATTGGCTGCCGTGATGACTTCACCATTGGCCATGATGGTCAGCGCATCCACACGCAGCTTGTCACGATGCTGCTCCTGTTCCCTGGTGAGTTCACAACTCCGCACCTGTTCCGTAACGGGCGGCAAGTCGAGGACTTCGGATTTCTTGAACCTGATTGCTGGCTGCATCGTGTTGAATATGGTCTGGCTCGCACTGGCCCGCGTGTCCTTCTGCCACGGCAGAGCGCCCCATTTGAACATCACGAGGTCTCTCCATGCCGTCTTGGTCGTCACAGGCAGGCGCGTCGGCGTGACGCATTTTACCATGCCGTACACAGCTTCTGGGTCATCAGCGGGAGACCCGGTTATGCCGACGACGCGCAAGTCTGTACGCACGCGCTGGCACAACTTCTGGATGGCCTTGCTCCGCTTGCTCTCTGGGTTCCCGAGATGCGTCAGTTCGTCGATGATGACGGCACCGATACGGGCATCCCTGACGGCTTCCTGAAAGGCTTTGTCGTCGAGACGTACCGACTCGTAATTGGTGACGTAAAAGTCAGCCGGGCGCCGCAGGTCGGCGGCACGCGTAGGGCCGTGTACTATCTGCACTATGGCGTTGGGGAGCGTCTCTTTGATACCGTTGGCCCAAACACTGTGGATGGTGGTGTATGTCGTGATGATGAGGACGCCGCCGGTCAATGCCCGATGCCGCTGGAGATAGTCCATGGCCAGGATGATGCTGCCTGTCTTGCCCAGCCTTGGTTCAGACAAGACATAACTCTTGTCATATAAAGTTAGGAAGGCAGCGGTGAGCAACTGGTGCTTGAGCGGCGTGAACTTTCCCTCAACAAGGGGCGTATCCGTTGCGTGATACATGGGCGAAGCACCTACGGTGTCGATACCCATGTTTTGTAGGATACGACACCCTTCCTCCGTCCAGGGAAGCTGGATGAGCAATGCTCCGCCCGGCCTGTCCACCATCGCTATGGGGAAGGTCGAGATGGTGTTGAGTTTTTTCATGTGAGCTACGCTCACAGGGTCAGTCACCTCGGCCACCATCTGACCTTCCTCCGGGAAAACGACGACGTTGTTGCCGAACTTGAACATGGTGCTGTTACTCCTTCGGCACAGCGGCATGAACCTTGGCCAGCGGCAGGACGGCAGGGACGGTGATGCACTTCTCCAGCGGCCAGCCTTCCGCCATGCGCTTGCGGACAGCCTGCGCGGAGATGCCGTGTTCAGCCATGGTGGACAGTACGGTCTCGATGTCGGCGTCAGGGAAACGATACAGGACAGCAGCTTCAAAGCTCTTGCCCTGCCGGGCGGCACGCTCCGGGTCCCATCCTCGAGAGATACGACTGTTGAACTGCGCCTTGGTGATGCCGGACTGCTTGAGCCATTCCGTGATGGGCATATCATAACGCTTGTCGAGGTCCACGGACTGGGCCTTTCTCGGCATCTTCAATGCATCTTCCATGGACCAGCCTGACGCCAGCCGGTTGCGAAGCGTGATGTATTTGATACCGTGCGCACGCGCCAGCTCTCGCAGGTTCGTCACACTGCGCCCATCAGGGGCCGTATATGTCGCACTCGCCGTATGCGGCGTAGTGAAACTTTCTTCGATGGATTTCTCGTTACGCAACCTGGCCATGATGATTCGTGGCGGGATGCCATATTCTACAGCGAGCTGCTGCAAGGTTTTGGACGTGTCAATCATACTACTTCCTCCATGTATTCCGGGAGACTTTCCACATTGTGTTCGTTGATGATGAGCGTGACCCCTCCAGCCTCCCGTATGCGGGCCATCTCATACTCCTGCAATGCCGTGGTCTTCCCCCTGCCTGCTTTCGTCTCGATGGAAAAGAACTTCCCTTTATGGCAGACAAGAAAATCGGGGACGCCACGCTTTCCGAATGCTGTTCCCAGGGGCATGGCGTACCATGCCCCAAGGCTGGTGAGGATGCTTTTGACCCTCGCTTTCACCTTGCCTTCTGGTGTCACGAGAACAGCCTCTTGTACCAGGGGAGGGAATCCTTCTTGTTGTCTGCAAAGATTTGGAACTGTACGGCAATCAGGTCGTCGATGTTGAACGTGATGGACCCGTTGATGTCGTAATCAGCATAGGCAAAGATGGTGTAGGCCGTGACGTAACCATAACGATCAGACGCTGTGAGCACGACATCAGGGCAACGCATATCGTAGCCGAGAGCGTCGATGATGCACTGGGTTTTATCCACCACAGGTGCGATGTTGAACGTCAGAGGTCTGCCGTTCCGTTTCAGAAACAGCATACATTCCATCTGTGCGGGGAATTTCAACCCGATATGCTTGCCGACCAACGCCTGATTACCGCCGGTCTGCGCCATGCGACATATGGCGTTGTACACATCACCGCTGTTATGCATGTCCCAGCTTTCATGCACCCGAGTGCGCGGCTTGAAATTTTCGCTGCCCATAATCTACCTCATGCATTTGGGGGTATTGTTGAAGTCGCACCAGCGACAGAACTTGTTGGCCGTGGGAGGGAAATGATTGTTCTTGAGCGCCTGCTCCATGGTTCCAAGCAGCTCCAGGACATCCTGTACCGGGGCCAGGCCGTTGCGGAAGTCGATGATGCCGTCGACTTCTTCGCCGCTGTCCACATACCAGTAGGCGTAGCGAACCACAGCACGCTGATACAGGATGTGCGTGAGCAGGCATTCTACCCTGAGCTGGAAGTCGTCGATGTCCCACTTCTTCCCCGTCTTGATGTCGATAAGCAGGGCGGGTTCCGCTGCATCGGCAGGGAGGACCAAGGCATCCGCCCGGGCCCTGATACGCGCATCGTCATCCCACCAGCCAGTCTTGCCGCCGTTCGCGTTCAGGACAAGTTCGTGTTCGGTATACAAGGAAGCCCCCTGCGACATGAGCCGACGAACTTCCCCGACGCAATCACGAACGAAGTCCACGTCGATGGTAGCGTCCCAGGAAACATCATCACTCCAGCCGTAATGGAGCCTGCGCTGGATGGCGGTATGTATGGTCTGCCCACGGGACTTGGAACCGCTGGCTTTCCATTTGATTTCCTTGCTTATGGACTGCCCCCAAAAACGCAACGGGCAATCCCTGAAGGTCTGCATATTGCTCGGGGAGTAAACGAAAGGCATGTGCTGTCCTCCTAGACTATTTCAAAGGTCGTCCCTATCTTCGCTTCACACGCCACAGGCAAACCATTGAGAGCAGGCGGGACTATGGACATGTAGTGGAGCATCTGCTGCTTCACATACTCGCCCTGCTCTTCCGGCACGACAGATGCCCAGGCGTCGTGGATGTTGCAGGCCAGCTTGATTCCGGCCTCATCCATCCGACAACCTTGATACATAATAACGTCAACGAAGGAAAGACCCTGGACAAGATTATTTGTAAACGCCCCCCCATAAATATGGGTAGGAATTTTGGAAGCACCCTTGTAAGTATCGTAGAGGAACTGCCACTTTCCCCGGTCGTTACGCTCGGCACGCAGGCCAGGGTAGCGCAGGATGTAACCGCTCGGGAACCGGACAGACGGCACACACAGGTCAGTCCTGGGGCCCACCGGCATGATGCCGAAGGTGTAGATGTCATTGTTGGGGCCGCCGAAGGTACCGGATTCGCCACGCAGCATGGCCTCCAGAACATTCTCCGCCGTCTTCCAGAAGGCGACGATGTTGGGATGTGCGGCCCGATAGATGCCGTGGGCATAACGGGCCAGCTCATGGTGACGGTCGAGGTCTTCGTGCAGGTGGATGCCCTGCCGCAGCAGCGTGTTGCTATACTTTGTATGACCTACGCCGTATCCACAATTATGCACCATCAGTACCGTCCCCCCCTGACGTATCAGGAAACGGTTGTTCGGGCCACAGTTCTTCAGGTCGTACACCTTTTGTATGCAATTGGTATTGGACGGCACCGATACACCACGCAAGCAAGGCTTTATTTTTTCTGATATGGTCGAGCTTCTGCTGCAAGTCCCCAACCTGTCTTCGGTTATGTACATTCGTCGCCCGCGTAACAAAACGGAGATTACCTGGTGCGTAGTTCCCGTCACAGTCAATCCTATCCAGCTCCAAAGACGGGTCATCATATCCCGGCAGCGTGATAAGGTATTCGAGAAAGGTTCTACGGTCTGGGAATTCGACTCGGATACCCCGGCCTCCATAATGTTTCCAGGCTTTACACTTATTCTGCGTCGGACTGCATCGTGTGATACATGCGGAAATACGCGCAAGTAACCGCCGACGTGTTGCAGTATCCGGCACCACATCTGCATAGTGCCAATACTTTTTGTCTTGTGTTGCTCTTGCTTTCTTCTTTGCACAAGCATCACATCTTGTGGTACGTCCGCTACGCAGATTGGATTGCAGTACCCAATGTGGTTCAGCCCCGCAAGAGCACTGCACCAATGAACGGTACTCTGTACGTTTTCTGCCATTGGTATCAACGTATTCGTGACGGTCGTTGTCAAGAACTGTGAGTTCGCCAAAGACGGCACCGACTTCAGGATCTTTAGTACGCCTCTTAAAACTTGTAAGATGCTCAAGGTCTCGTGGCGAGCAGTGCGTGCACAACTTGCTAACCTTTCCATTAGCCAAGGTATAGCCTCTATACCAGCGTTCGGTGCCGCAGTTAACACACGCGGCGAGAACCCATATGGTGCGATGTCCTTCTGAGGTGTCAACAGCACAGTCTCGTATGACGCGCTCGCCCACTCGGTCGCCGATTTCAAATAATGGGGTTCGCCCAGTAATTCGGCAGCCATTCTCCAAGAGGAACCGTCGAACACTAAGTGGTCTGGAGTCATGTCTATCCCAGCCACGTTGATGGTATTCCTCCAGCCATTGCAGATAAGTCCTTCGTGTTTCACCCATGATACGCCATCCCAAACTTTATCGTTAACAGATACCGTATCTATACGTTTCCACCCCGTATCTGTCAATACCTCCACCGTACCCGCAAGACACGACAGGATACCGGTTTTCCCAGTGTTACGGTACATCTCCATCGTCTTGTCGCCTGACTTGGCCCCGGCCTTGATGTCCTGCCACGGCACACCGAAGATGGTCTCGGCCAGTTCCGAATACGGGTCACGGCCTTCACGGAACTGTGTGAGCAGCCCGACCTCGTTGGCCACGAAGGCCAGCCCACGCGCTTCAATCTGGGAAGAGTCGCAGGCCACGACGACCTTGCCCTTCGGGACCTTGATGGCTTGCCTGAGCTTGCGCTTGGAAGGGTCCCGCTTGCTCAGGTTCTGGAACTGGAGCTTGTCGGTCTTCGTCCCGGCGTCGGCAGAGGCACCGGCGGAATACCGTCCCGTATGCGCCAGCCACGCCCCGAGCATGATGGGCAGGGGCTTATGCATCCGGGCAAACTTGAGCAAGGTCTCAGCACGGCTCCTGTCGATGCTGCTGTTGAGCTGCAACCTGGTACGCACGAGAAGCGCAACACGAGGGTCGGGATGGTCTTGCATGAGGACGAAGTCCACGTCAGTCTTACTGAAGGCATAGGTCATCACAGGCTGCATATTCTCCAGCTCTTCAGCAGCTCCAGGAACCCCAGCATCCGCAGCGAGCTGGAGCTTTTCCCTCTTGGTCTTGGTCTTTGCCGCGCTCTCTTTGAGCGGAGGTTCGACACCCAAAGAGCGCAACATGACAGCGAACTTGTCCGCCGAACGCAGCGCAGCCAGCATGTCTGCGTTGGTTTGGAACGAGAACATGGACATCAGTTCTTGTCGAGCTTTGTCCGCAGCATTGTCGAGGTCGGACAGGTATTCCAGCAGCAGGTCTTCATCGAGCACGAACGAAGGTTCGGTAGCCATGCGCGCCGTGATGGACATGAAGCGCAGAGCATCAGGCGTCATGTAAGGCAGCATGTCCTGCGCGTTTTGGTAGCATTGCGCGGCGTCGTCTTTGCAGTATTGGATGAAGAACGCCCGCTCTTCCGGCGTGAAGTCGTCCGGCCATTGCTTGTGGTCACTGACGACGGTACCGGCAGCCTTGTTGCCGTTGCCGAGGAACTCGGTGAGAGCGGCATGGCTCTCACGACACACACGGGACAAGCCTGTCCATCGCATCATGGCGATGGTGTCGTAGATTTTCTGGGGATGGAAGTCGAAGAACTCCGACAGGATGAGACTGTCGAAGCCATGCATGTTATGCCCGCACCAGGCAACGTCATGCGTATCCAGATTTTCAAACGTCGTTCGCAGACGCTCATGTTCAACGACGGAACAGTCCACGCAACACGAGCCGTTGGACAGGGTAAAGGCGCAAAGCTGCGGAGTGAATTTTTCGTTACGGACATACTCGATGGGACCCATCTTCGACAGCGTGTAAGTCTTGCTGTCCCAGTAGGTCTCGAAGTCTATGACGATAAGCGTGCTTTCAGGCATGGTGCATCTCCAACGAGAGGGGCTTTCGCCCCTCCCTCGTATACATGTTAGACGAAGTATTCCTGATAGGCGGGATTCTGCGCAGGGAACTTGCCGTTGACCTGCTTGCGCTGCTCGGGCGTCAGGTCGGTGACGAACTTGATGAATACCTCGGGCAGATTGGACATGGTCGCAGCGTCGCCGATGTTGTTACGCATCGTAGCCATGGCATACAAGGCGAGTCCGACGTTGTTACCAGTGAGCGGCCACCCTTCGATATTCAGCGGCACGAACTCATCCTGCTCGCTGTCGTAGGTACACAGCAGAGTACCCGTAGACTGGGCAGCAGGCACAGGGTCGGCAGACTGGGCAGCAGGCGCAGGCACAGGCTGAGGCACGGGCGCCGGAGCAGGCTGGGCAGCGGGAGCCGGAGCAGGCTGGGCAGCGGGAGCCGGAGCTTCGTCATCGGCCTTCTTTTTGCGCGGCGCACGCTTCTTCGGAGCCGCAGCCTTCAGCGCTTCGACTTCTTCCTGGAGCGCCTGGACAGCGGCGTTCAGCGCCTTGATGCGGTTGTTCATCTTGGGAAGGATGATTTTGAGAATGACCTCGATGGGAGGCATGTTCTGTACGTCTTCTTGGATACTCATTCTATACCCTCCTTATGGATTTGTCTCGTTGTCTAACATTTTATAGGTGCTGTCAAGCCCGCTCCACATGACAGTGAGGGCCGCATCCAGGACTTCACCTTCATCATCCGACACATCGTCCATAGCCCTCCGGGCACGAGTCATCCAGCGTGCCGCTATTTCACGGCGCTCCATGACGAAGTCATCGTTATGTTGCCGGAAAAGTTTCCAGAAACGTTGCTTCAACATCTTTCCTCCAGCTTCCGCACCGTGGCTTTGAAGTTCTTCAGCTTCCTCGACAGCTTCCCTTCCTTGCTGCTGGTAGCCATGTTGATGATGGAACCGTTGTCGTGCTGCAACTTGATGTGTTTGTTATGACTGACCAGTCTCCACCCACGACCGAGCATGTCCTTGATGAAGCGGTTCACATCCTTGTTGGTGTTATACTTCATATGCCCACACCATTCCCTTGCGGAGCATGTCACACATACCGCCCGCCAATTCGTGGATACTGTTGACGATAATGCTATGGTCGCTGTCCATGAAGGTATGAATAGCCTTCGTCTGCAACCCGATACCGTACACCTCGATACCGGAACGCTTTGCCAGATTGAGAGCCATGGTCACAGACCCGACATTGTCCGGTAACCCATCGGTAAAGAACAGGATGATGCGACGCACGTCGGGGCCGTCGGAGAACTGCGACGTGAGTTCGACAAGCGATGCCCCGAGCGGCGTACCACCAATGGCAGACAAGATGACTTCATGTACGGGGCCGCCATAGTCAGACATGACGAACATTTCTCCGTTGGAGAATCCGCTCAGAGAAGACTTGACCCCCGGCAGAGCCCGCAGTGCCTTGAGACAACCAAGAGCCATGCATTGCGCCATTTCATTGTTGTTGCTCTTGCCGTATTCAGTCAGACTCATGCTTCCGCTGGCGTCGAACAACAGCGCTACTTCCGTGACACGCCGCAACCGCTGCACCTTCTTGGAAAAAATCCTGCCGTCCCCGACGGCAGCCCGATGCAGCACATGCGCATCCAGGCGAGCGCCGCACAGGCCGGTGCTGTGCCGTACCAAGGTCATGGTCTGCAACACGTCGGCAAGCCTTCCGTAAAGGTTGTACATCACAACATCCATGTCTCCCCGTTGCTCAGGACTCAGCGCATGTACATGACTGCAATCGGTGATATACACACGCTTACCATCAGCCAGTTCGTCCATCTTGTGCTTGTCGAGCAGCGTGTCTAGTCTCTCCGCTGTACGAGAGAACATGGCATCCATGAACGCCAGGTCTTCATCTGAGATTTGGTTGTTGTCCTCAAGCGAGTCCGTCATATCTCGCACGGCATCCAGGAAACGCCTACTGACATTACCCTTATCATCCCGTTGCATGTCGTACAAATCAGCCGCCATAGAGGAAACAGTCTTGGCGCTGATAGTGACAGACTTCTTCCTCGAAGCCTGAGCAGCCTTCGAGGAATCGCCGGTGTCACCATCTGAGGAATCGCCGGTGTCATCATCTGAGGAATCGCCGGTGTCATCATCGGAGGAATCGCCGGTGCCACCAGCCGAGGAATCGCTGGTAGTACCGGAAGATTTTCTGTTGTTGGTACCCTTTGTCGTGTTCGTATAGTCTTCGAGGACTTCGATGACGATACGGATGAACTCAAGGGCAGCACCCTCCACGTTCCAATCCTGCACGAAGATGTCACCGATGCCCCACACAGCGTCCAGATGACGGGTATATTCTGTGTAATCTTCGACCAGAACATCGGCCTTCAGGTCATCGTACAAGAGCTGTGCAGGCTCTTCCAGGGCCGGATTGATGAGCGACCTGACACGCATGAACAGGAGACTGTAAAGTCTTCCGGTCATACCATTGCCCATCGTCATACTCACAGAGCAGCAGTCCTTGAACAGATACTCGCTCAACGTATTGAGGTTCGTTCTGGAGCCTGGGAAGTCGATACCCATGAGACGTTCGATACGCACGTCTTCAAGAATATTGATAACCATAGAGGCATAATCATGGAGAAAATCTTTGAGCGTGACTGAGGCCCCTGGCTTGTATTGCAGGCAGTCAGCCACGACAGACCTGTACATGTTTGCATAGGTCTCGAAGTCCGTAAACTTGACATGCCCGCATTCGTGGTCGATGTAACCGCGCAGGTAGCGCCACTGTTCCTCAGTCATATACGGGGAGAAGGGGACTTGCAGGACATAGCCGTCCTTGTCCTTCCGGCACCATGCCGGTGCATCGAACTTGTCCGCTGTTGAGCAGACCCCGGGCTGAATCTTGATTCTGTACTGCGCCGACATCATACGACACAGTAACACAACATCTACTATATCATACATAGGTGTCACCTCTTGTTTCAATCCACAGTCGCCCTATCCGTCGGCTGCGGAGTCAGTCGGCGGATAGGGGTCGGGCGGAAAAGAATTTTAGATGAAGTCAGCGAGAAGGGCCGCGAGGCTGTCGTCGGCAGCGGTGGGCTGGCTGGTGACGACGGGAGCAGCAGGCTCGGGCATATCCACGGGAGCAGCAGGCTCGGGCATATCCACGGGAGCAGCAGGCTCGGGCATATCGAGGCTGTCCCTCTCGAAGTCCATGATGCGGGTCTCCTGTGTCACGGCGGCAACGGCCTCGGGCGTGGAGAGACCGGTCAGGAAGGCGCGCACGACATTCACGTCGGTGCTGTTGACCACGATGCTGCGGAGCAGATGGGCCAGATGGGCAAAGCCGGGATGCACGAAGGACATGTTGTCACACCGGTCTGCGAGGGTGTCGAGGCAGCAGAAGGTCTTGCTGGTCACGGGCGTCGTGCGGTCATCGCCAAACACCTGCTCCCTGATGCGGGCAATCTCGGCGGCGATGGTGGCAGCAGCCGTTGACGGGGCCTCGGAAGTCGCATCCTGGGCATCGTAGTTCTCGGTCTGCACCTTGAGGACGTAATACCTGAACGCAAACTTCTTCCCGATGTCCGTGCTGTCGGGCAAGGCGGCACGGATGATGCCCTCCCATTCGGGGAATTGCTGGAGCCAGTTGGATGCCCCGTCCTCATAGGTGGAGATGAACGTACCGACGCTGTATTCAAACTCTCCGCGCAGCTTGTCGAGCTCGGCAGTCAGATTGTTGAGGACGCCGTTGTCCACCAGCCAGCCGCCCATGCAGCGCACACCGTACTGGTCGCAGGTGCGGAACGCCCGGGTCTTCGCCGTGTTGAAGGGGCGCAACGCCTGCGGGTCGAAGATGCGCTTGGAACCGAGCGTAGCCAGCGCCTCGGGCGGCATGTCGACCACGGCATCGGGGATGTCTTCGGGGGTGAGGCGGGCCTTGCCCGTCCAGATGGAGATGTCCAGCTTCAAGTACACGCAGTTGTTCATGTAGCTCACGTTGTTCTCGGACATGGTGCTTTCCTCCTAGTCGTTGAAACTGTTCCTGATGATATGGGCCGCAGTCTTCATCGTGCACACGCACTCGCACATGGACACGCACCGCGTCCCGTTGATGTCTTCGTTCCTGACGGAGATGTCGTGCCGGACACACGGAATGAGTTCATCCCACAGCTTGAGGGGGATGTCGTTGAAGTGCACGTCCTTCGACGCCCGGATGCGGTCTTCACCGATACGCGCCCGCACAAGCTCCTTCACATACGGCGTCACGAACTGGCTGTAATACATATGGAAGGCTTCGATACCGTCGTCGGTACGGGAAAGTTCCAGATATTCTTCGTGAGTCATCGTCGTATCCTCACATGCTGCGCTTGATGTCTGCGATGGCCGACCAAGCGGAGGCCACCATGCGCTGAATGATGCGCGTGCTGTTATCAAGCAGGAACTCTTCGGCCTGAGCCACGGTCATGCCGAGCATATCGGCCACATCCTCAGACGTGATGACGGGCGGTCGCAGAGAGTACGTCGTCGGCGCGGGCACGACCGTCGTGTCCCTCCACTGCAGCCTGTGCACGGCGATGACGTTGAACTCGCCGCACAGGTCTCCCATGTAGTCGGTGTCCCCGGTCTCTTCGACGCGCCGGAACTTGTAGTACGCCTCGGGCATCGCACCCAGGATACCAATGAGCACGTCGATAGTGTCGTCTCCGTACCACTTGATGTCTCGCCAGCACAGCAGCCATTCGCTCGCGCTCTCGGCCTCTTCGTCGGCCCA